GTAGGGCGTGAAGACCACCTTCGGCGTCTTCTTCTGCTGCTTCTCCCCGTCGTCTGCGACCGCCGAGGCCGGCGTCTCCAGCTTCGCCACGGGGTTCTTCGGCCAGTTCGCGTGGCGGATCTTCTCGCCGCCATCGCCGTCCGGGCAGTAGCTCGTGACCCTGACGTTGATCCCGTGCTGCCGGCCCATGTTCCGGCTGGTCTGGAGACTCTTGAGGTTCTGCCCGAGCGTCCACGTCCACCAGGTCGACTCGTCCTGGCCCTGGTTCACGAAGATCGTGGTCGGCCGCCGGACCCGGATCTTGTCCAGCTCAACGTAGAGGATCAGGCCCCCTTCCAGGCAGAGTTCGAGCATCGCCTCCCAGGCCGACTCGCCCTGCCGCTTCTTGCGCGTGCTGAGCTTCTCGTCCGTCCCGCGCGTGTGGTAGTCCGCGGGGTAGAGCGTCGGCACGTCCGGGTCGACGTCGAAGGTGATGGCCTCCGCGTTCGGGATCTGCTCCTTGATCTTTTCGAGCACTTCGAGGAGCGTGAGCTTCGCGCCGTCCTCGCCCGTGTAGGCGACCGGCTTACCCTCCGTCTCGACGTCGAGGAAGTAGGCGGTGTAGTCGCGCCCCTTGAGCGTGGTCTTGCGCCAGTCGTCGTCGATCCGCGTCTGGATCTCGTCCACCACGCCCAGGCAGACCGCGTGGCTCCGCATCTGATCGAGGCTCTGCTTCTGCCAGAAGTCGGGATCGAGGCTGCCGGCGTCCGCGAGGAAGACCTCGAAGGTCACGCCCCGGATGATCCGTGGGTCGAGCGGGAAGTCCTCCAGGTCCACGACGGCCCTGAAGGTGTTCGCCTCGCTCCACTTGTTCTCGACGACCTCCAGCTCGATCGGCGGATGCGGGAGCTTGATTAGCCGATCGGGGTCAGGCTGGCCGACGTCCTCGACCCGGACGTGAGCCCGAACCCACGCCCTCGGGTAGTGGACCTGCCCCATCTCACGGCCCCGCCCCGGACATCGAGGCCACCGAGCCAAGGCCGCGCGAGACCGTGGTCGGGTGGCGGCCGACCTTCTCCATGGCTCGCGTGATCTTGACGGCGACCGCCTCGGGCGCGTCGTCACTCTTCAGGTCGAGCTTGATGTGGAAGTTCTGCTCGATCTTCGTCTTCGGGACGTTCCGCAGCTTGCCCTCGGCGTCCGCCTCCTGGAGCTTCACGAAGTGCGCGTGGCGCTGGGCCCCGAGCGCGTAGATCCTCTTCCCATACTCCACGGGGTCGTGCGTCCCGAGGGCCATGCCCCAGTTCGCCCGGACCCAGGTCTCGATCTGCTTCTTGCGGATCTCCTCCGCCGTGGGCGCCAGCGCGCCCAGCATGTCGAGCAAGCCGCCGCCCGCGCTCCTCACGTCGGCGCCCATGAAGCGCTCCAGGTTCCGACCCGTCAGGCCGCCCGCGCTTCCTCCCAGGAGCCGGACGATCGCGTCCTTGTTGCGGTCGAGGGCCTCGTTCAGTCGCATCAGCCAGTCGATGAAGCCCTCGAAGGGGCCACGGAGAAGCTGCCCGAAGATGCCCTCGATGCCGAAGAGGTTGTCCGAGAGCGTGCCGATCTGCGTGTCCCACGTCCCCAGGATGTTCTTCCGGAACATGGGGTTATCCGTGAGCCGCTTCAGCGCGTCATCGAGGCGCCGTAGCCGCTCGGTCGCCGGCAGCGCGTTGTAGATCTCGGCCTTCGGCACGAGCCCCTGGCCCGCGAGCATCTTGAAGAGCGGGTTCGTGACGCGGGAGACGCCGAAGAGCATCTGCATCGCGCCCAGGCCGGCCTCCTGGAAGCCGGTGCCGGCCGCGGGAGCCGCCAGTGCGACGCGCGCCGTCAACTCGCGCATCCGCGTCAGATCTCCGCCGCCAGCAAACACACCGCCCGAAATCTGCTGCGCGATGTTGATGAAGTCCTGGAGTTCGCCAGGCAGCGCCGCCGCGTCCTTAACCAGCGCGCGGAACTCCTTGCGCGAGGCGGTCATCGCCAGATTGAAGTTCTCGGCGGCCCCCTGCGCGCCCTCGAACACGAAGGCGAGGTTCACCTGAGCCGCGAGCTGGATCGTGGAGTTGGCCTCCTCGTTCAGGTTGCGGAAGGTCTTGACCATCGCGAGCCCAGCGCCCGCCAGGCCGACCATCCCGCCCAGCGCCGGGCCGGCCAGCATCGCGACGTTGCGGAAGCCACGCCCGACCATGGCCGTCTGCCGCGTGAGGCCGGCGAGCGACCTGTCCACCTTGGAGACGCTGCGGTCGATGCGCCCGACGGAGTTCGACATCTCGTCGATGAGCTTGTAGCGGGTGACGACGTCGTAGTAGGTCGTCGCGCCAACGCCCGGCATGGTCTACCCCCCGCGCCCGCGCGAGAGAGCGTCGAAGTGGGGACTCGGCTCGTCCCCGTCTCCGCCCTCGGCCCCCAGCAGCTCCTTGAGCGCGTCCGTCACCGCCGCCCGCAGGCTGATCGTCATCGCGAGCACCTCGCTCGCCTGCTGGCCCGCGTAGCGGCCGAGAAACGCGATCTCAAGCGCCAGGGGCCGGAGCGTCTCCTGCCGCTGCTGCCAGAGCGGGCTGTCCTCCGTCTCCGTCGACGGACCGACGAAAGGTGGCGCGGAAGGCCTCCACCTCCTCGATGCGCGGCCGGTTCAGCAATCCGAAGGCGTCGAGGACGAGCTGCCACTCGACCGACGAGAAGAGGTCCCGGGTGCTCTGCGGCGTGTACTTCGACGAGTCGAGCGGCTCGCCGTCGATCGAGACGATCGACCGCATGACCTGGGAGTAGAACATGAGCGACTGGTTCTCGCCGCACTCCTTCGCGCAAATCAGCTCGACGTTGCCGTCCAGCTCGCGCAGCACGATCTTCTTGCCACTGGGGAGCGTGGCTTCAAGGAGTTCTCTGGGGTTTGCCATAGGGGGCTAGGTCCTCTCGCTGGTCTCGTACTCGAAATTCCAGATCACGGCCCACGGGGAGCCAGAACCCCCGCGCTCCGTCTGGGTGACCTGGCAGTTCTCGAAGCGACGGCTCTCGGGCTGCCGCGTCTTGGGGTTGACCCTGCTGATCGCGAGGTCGATCTTGCCGGTGCCGTCGAGGTTCTTGAGGCCCCGGAGATACTGCTCATAGGCGACGGTCGGATCGCCGAAGCCATGCTCCAGGCGGAACTCCAGGCTCCCGGTGCCACCCTCGGCCGAGGCATCGAGGCGAGGCCCCACGTCGCCCTGGTAGGTCGCCCGGTCGGTGGAGATGTTCTCGCTGTAGTCGAAGCTGACGGCCTTGTACTCGTCGAGTTCCGCGTTGTCGACGAAAACCCTCACGCTGACGTGCGCCCATCGAGTTCGCATGGCTTTCCCCCTGAATGACAAGCGCCGCCTCCCCGAGTGGAAGGCGGCGCTGGAAGGAGCGGTGGATCAGCCGCTAGGCCGTGGCCTCGACCTCGACCCGCTCGCCGATCTCGGTGCGGAGAACGATGAAGTCCATCGTCGCGAAGGTGCGGACCCGAGCGAGAATGATGAAGACGCCCTCCGCCTCCTGGGCCTGGCTGTTGAGCGAGGCGATGTCGATCTCATAGGGCTCCAGGACCGGATCGTCCTCGGGCCGGTTCTCGTTCAGATCCCGCTTGCTCGGGATATGCTCCAGCCGGATCTGCTGGTCGAGGAAGCGCTCGATGGCGGCCTGCGCCATGACCTTGTTCTTCGAGCTGATGGGCTTGCCCTGCAAGAACGCCAGGTAGGCCGCGGCGTTGTCCTGGAGGTAGTCCGCCATACTCCGCCGCGCCCAGTTGTGGAGCGCGGGATCGAGGTCGGTGTTGATCCCCGACCGGATCGAGAACTTGTTGCGCTCCATCGTGAACTGGAAGCCCATGATCCCCTTCTCGCGGAAGCTCTCGAAGTCCGCGGTCCCGAGGTTCTGGTTCGTGAGCGCACGGATGCCGGTGAGGAACTCCTCGCCGTTGACCCCGGCCGGGTTCGAGCCCGGAGGCAGCCCCGCGAGCACGGAGGCAGCGAAGGAGTTGAGGCCGACCTGGACCAGGCCGCCCCGGCCGCTGTTGGCCTCGGCCAGGTAGATCTGGGCGTGCGGGTAGCAATAGCCGATGCGGTCGTTGCGGTAGCTGGCGACGTCGGTCAGCGCCGCGGCGACGTCGTTCGAAGGGTCGCCCATGATGAGGCAGTTCTTCGTCTTCGTGGTCGCCGAGAGGTTGAGGAGCGCACCGTTGACCGCGGCGGCGTAGCTCTCGGCCACGAAGACCCACTTGATGTCGCTGTGGCTGGAGCCGTAGAGGAGCTGAATCCCGCGGCTGTCCGAACCGCTGCCCGTGTAGTCAGCGTCGGCGAACGTGCCGTCCAGGCCGGAGGTGAGCGCCTCGTCGGCGATGTCCACGGGCCGGCCGTCGCCGATCGCGAGGCGCTCCGCCCGGATGTAGAGCGACTCGGGCGTGAGGTCCTCGCCATCGTTCACGTCGGCCAGGTTCAGGTTACGGTGGACCTCCACCGTCTCGCCGTCGTACTTCACCGTCAGGTTGAAATGCGTGGCGATGCCGTCCGAGGCAACCGACACGGTCACCGTGAGGCTGTTGCCCCAAACGCCGGGCGACTCGGCGTTGATCCGGAGCACGGCCGTCGGCACGGTCGAGTCGTCGAGGTCCACCGTGGCCGTGGCCTGCGTCGAGTTCGAGAGGCGGATGACGTAGAGCCGGCCGAACTGCTTGCGGGCCAGGGAGAGGTAGCCCTTGTAGAAGTTGCCGCTCGCGTCAGGCCCCGCGCCTCCGAACTTGTCGTAAAGCTCGCGCGGCGATCCGATGCGCGTGACGACGTCCACCGGGCCCTTCTGGAACTCGCCGATCACGCACACCCGGTTCTGCGGCTTCGCGACGATCGCGCTCGGCGGCTTGCGCTCGTCGATGACGACACCGTCGACGCTCATGTACTCGGCGGCGTTGTTCGTGCGGCGGATGGTGGAGACTCCAGCCATGGCTCCCTCCCAAAAGGCGAGCGGGCCCGAGGCCGAAGCCCCGAGCCCGCTCTTTTCTCGGTGGTTTTGTAGGTCTGGCCGCGCGTCCCCCCGGCGCTACGGCTCGAAGTACGTCACGATCTCGCCCGGCACCTGGTCGACCTTCGTCATCTCGGCCACGCGCCAGTCGATGCTCAGGTCGAGGAAGCGGGCGATCTGCACCCGCGCGATCTCATGGCTCTCGACAAGCAGCGTTCCCACTGCGCGCCACTCGTCGCCGCCGACCGTGGTCTCGCTGTCGATGGACCGGAACGGCCCCTCGCGCCGGTAGCCGAACGGCAGCCCGTAGTAGTAGGAGCTGTCGAGCTGGAGAGCGCCGGCCCCATCGAGGACGTCACCCTGGAGCGCCACCTCCAGGGCGTGAACGACCAGCGAGCGCTGGACCTTGCTCTCCGCGAAGACGTTGAGCGTCAGCGGGATCTCGACGTCGGCGACGTGGTAGTAGACCTCGACGATCGGCGCCGTCGGACTCGACTCGACGATCACGATCGCAACCGGCGCCGAGCTGACGCGGTCGCCCTCGATCGGTGCGTCGATCGAGACCGTCGGGTAGCGCATGTCGTGGCCGATGTGCTCCCAGCCGCTCGTGACGTGCGCGATGTGACCGACCGGGTCCGACTCCGCCTTCAGCGCGACAGGGAGGTCCTGGTCGAAATACTCCGCCAGCGTGCGGATCATCGCCTCGTTGAGCGCGAGCGCCACGGGGTCGGCCATCTACTTCGTGCCTCCCCCAGGGCCCCGCCTCTCCCGTGCGATCCGCCGCAGGTGTCGGATGAAGTCCCGGTCGAGCGCTTTGAGCGCGAAGGGCAGCGCGTTCCGCATCGGGTAGCGGGCCGGAAGTCCTCGCGCGGCGATGGCCCGCTGCACCGCGTAGGCGAACGCCTCGGCCGCCCGGTTCTCGTCCGCGTTCAGGCTCGCCGGTCCCTGGAACTGCTGGCCCGCAGGCACGTCGACGATCCCGAGGTCGGCCGCCTTCCGCTTCGCCCACTCGATCAGCGGCGCGATCGGCGCCCAGAAGGGCCTCGCGCCATGTTCCAGCACGCCCGAGTGCGGCGCGTTCGCCTCCAGCCGGGTCTGCTTGATGTAGCGCAGCCGGTGGACCTCCAGGCCGGCCTTGTAGGCCCCGATGTCGGCGGGAACCCTCGGATCCCGCTGCATGAAGCGCTTCGTCCGCAGGGCGGAGCTGTACTGCGCCAGCCCGATCGCCTGCTCGATGTCCTCCTGCTTGGCCTTCTGGGCCCTCCGCGCCGCGCTTGGCGTGCTGAAGACCTGCGTCGCGCCAAGCATCAGTCGGGGCCGATCACGAGCGGCGCGCGCTTGTTTCGCGGCCGGAGCGTCATCTTCCACTCGGTCGGCAGGAGCACCGGCCTCGACTGCACGTTGTAGAACTCGGCGTGGATCCGCCCGTAGTCCTGGATCGCGACGAAGAAGTCCCAGCGCTCGGGCAGGTCGTCACCGGCCAGCGTCTTCCCGCGGAGCTGCTCGTTCGTGTAGTTGACCCGGCTGATCTGGCTGAGCGCGACGTCGCCCGCCTGGTACAGCCCTCCGCTGCCCGCCACCTCCCGGGCCGAGAGCGTGCGGACGGCCGGCTGCGGATCCAGCTCGGTCAGCTCGCGTTCGACCAGGGCGCCCTCCTTCCGGCCAGGCCCCTCGTACTTGTCGATCACCAGGAAGACCCTCTGCGGCCGGAGGCCGACACCCGCGATCTCTCTGCGCGCTTCGTCGAGCGCAGGGGCGACCTCTTGCGTGAAGAGGTCCTCGGGCTCTCGGACGAAGGGCGGATCCGGCGCCGCCATACGCTAGCGGCCACCCCCCGGCCGCTTCTTCTTCTTGCGCTTGCCGCCGCAGTGCTCGCAGCCCATCGCACACCCCTCCCCGAGAAACCGCCGGCCGGGTTGCGCCCAGCCCGGCTCCCTTGACGTCCCGGCAGGCCGCGGCCGACAACCGCGCGAGCCGGGGCTGACCCGGGACTGCGCTGAAGCCGGGGCGGTGGAACGTCCCCTACGCCTGGACGCCTGCCGCGTCCCGACGGCCCCCCAGAAGCTCTAGTCGGTGTCGTCTGGCTCGAAGCCGAAGGAGATCCCGAAGCCCTGGACCTCGACCCCGTCTTCCGTGCGTCGAAGGCCTGCGCCGACCTTCGCGTATGGCTTCAGCCGTGGCTGCTTGCTTGGGCCCTCGAAGGGGACGCCGCAGTGCCGGCAGCGAAGCGCTCCTTCGAGCACGTCTTCGCCGCAGACCGAGCAGGCGCTCACGAGATGCGCCCCTCGAACTCGATCCACTCGGGGAACTTCCCGGGCCGCACGAAGCCCACGGTGTCGCGGCTGGCATCGTTATGGAAGGCACCCTCGAAGCGCCAGCCATCGGGGAGTGGCGTCTCCTTCAGCTTCGGCAAGATGATCGGCCCCTGCCCCGGCGTCGTGTAGACGTAGTACCAGGTGACCGGTTCCTTGAGCACACACCGGCAGTTCGGATGCCACGGGGGCGGAACCGGATAGTGATCGAGAAGCCCCTTCTCCGCCGCGTTCACGGCGGCCACCATCTCGGTTTTCGCGATAACACCGGCCCGCCAAGATGCTTCCTCGACCCTGCGCCCCGCGAAGAACCCGAGCGCTGCGAGCACGAGCCCGCCCAGGATCCGGAAGAAGCTACGCCGGGTCATGCCGCACCTCTGCTCTTTCCCACTCGACCCTGAGCGCGATGCACTCCATCCTCGGGAAGACGCGAAGGCCGATGTCGACCCGGACGTCCCCAGGCACCTCGCTCCCCCCGAGAGGAGCCACCTCGACGTGATAGGGCTTGAGCTGCGGCTGCTCGCCGCCGCCGTTGAGATCCTGCTGGCTCGGCAGGAACCCGAGCGCGACCTGCCGATCGAGCACGTCCTCGCACGTCGACTTCACGAGCGAGGCGCTGAAGGGCCTGTACTGCAAGGGCGCCAGCGCCGACGCGATCGACTCCTTCAGGTAGTCAACGACGCAGCGCCGCTCCCAGGCACCGGACGCGACAGAGACGTCTGCGGCCACCGCGGAAGACTGCGCGGCCTCGGCGCCCGCCTTCGGCCATAGCCCGGCGAAGAAGCCGGTGATGGCCGCGAGCGCCCAGAGAAACGCGCGCCGGGTCACCTCTCGGTCTCCTCCTCCTCGGTCTCGATCGGCGCAAGACCGTAGAGCTGGCGCGTCCAGTCCTCGCTGCCCTTGTCGAGATCGACGGCGCCGTCCTTCACGGCAGGCACCTCGGCGGGCGGATGCGGAGGGATCGCGCCCGGCTTCCTGCGCTCTCCGGTCATTTCGGCACCTTCCGCCGGGAGTATACCATGCCCACCTCACGAGCCACCCGGGTCCAGACCTGGTGGTAGTGCTCCAGGTTCGCGTCGCTCGTGCTCAGCTTGCCCGTCCGGATCCGCTTCCAGTTGAGGCGCTGTATCTCCTTCGAGTGGCGCTGAAACGAGGGCTCGATGGCCTCGTCGAAAAACCGCTTCGACCACGGCCGATCGGGCCGCGGCCTGATGGAGTAGGCGTGGCCGCGCGAGCCAGCAACCCGCATCTCTGCGAGGCCATATTCGGCCGCGACGGACAGGTCTTGGATCGAAAACGCGCTGCCGCTGGGGTGGTTGTGAGTGAAGACCCGCCCCCTGAACTGCCTCAGCTCGTCCTCGTAGAACCTGATGTAGCTCCGCTGCCGGCTCGTCTTCTTCAAGACCACCGTGCCGTCGGGATCGAAGAGCACCCCGAACTCGGTGCGGCGGTTGCGGATCTCCTGCTCCTCGCGGCGCAGGGACTCGGCGAGCCGTTGCTTGTTCGTCTTGCGGCGGCGCGGCTTCTTCTCGGCCGGCTTCGGCTTCGGGCCCGGTCGGTGCTTCCGTGTGACGGGCTTCGGGGCGCCCCTCGGCTTCACCGAGGGGTCCAGGTCGGCCCAGTCCTGATGCCAGGGGACCAGCCGGCTCCGGCAGTTCGGGATCGCCGGAGGCCTGACGATCGGCCGGCCCCGGTAGGTCGTGAAGGGCTCGCCGATGCGCCGGATCCGCCCGTTGAGTTCGAGGCAGATGTAGCTCGACCGCTTGTCGACGGTCGCGTCCCACTGGCCCATGAGCCCGGGAAGATCGGCCGCGGCCTCTTCGAGCGCCGTCATGTTCCCCAGGCTGAGGACGTCGACCATCTCGGTCCGGGCGATCCGCTCAGCTCGCCAGCGGGCGCCCTGGATCGCGTTCGTGTCCAGCCGGCCGGCGATGTCGAGCGACATCTCCCGCCACGAGGAGTTCCTGACCAGGTGGACGCCGAGCCGACCCTGGACCTCGGAGATCAGGTTCAGCCCGTAGGCGTTGATCGAGGTGTCGTACTGGTGGAGCAGCAGCGCGCGTGGCTTGAGCACTCGCCGCGCCGCAGACGCCCGGATCCGCTGCGTCGCCGCCCCGCGGAACGTCCGCTCCCAGTAGCCGATCTCGGCGAGCGTCTGCTCGATGCTCTGCTCCAGGAGCGAGTCGACCTGGCCGGACGTGTCGTCCCGGAGCTTCTTGACCATCTCGCGCAGGCCGGTCTCGACCTGCACCTGGACGGATCGAAGCTGCTGGGCCGTGAACGTCTCGGCCCGGGTGTCCACGAGGCGGGCAAGGATCTCCTTGCGAGCCTGCTCGTAGGTCCGCCGCAGCCGCTTGATCTCGTCCTGCTCGATGCGGACGAGTTCGAGCGCGTGCTCGCGGGACAGCGTGCTCGCGAGCACTTCCGGCATGGGGACCTACCTGTCGCGGCCTACTGCTTCACGTCCGCGGCGAGCCTCAACGTGAACGACCAGGTCCCGCCGACGATCGTGTACTTGGCACGGATCAGCGGGCCGCATGTGCGGTTGAGCTGGGTCATCGCCTTTATCTCGTTCCCGGTGGTCGCGAGCGTGGTGAAGACGATCCAGTCGTTCCAGGTCGCACCGCCATCGAAGGAGTCCTCGATCACCACGTCGAGGGAGGTGCCGGCGACGTCTTCCACCGCCCGCAGCTCCCCGGCGAAGTTCTCCAGGCCACTGATCGGGAGGCTCGGACCCACGCCCGACGTCGTCGCTTCGGCGACGTCGAGCAGGGTCAGGACGGGCTTGCCCGACACGCGAGGCTACTCGCGCCCGAACACGACGAAGCTGGGCACCTGCGCCGAGAGATCCCCGGAGGTCACCTCGGCCATCGCCGCGGCCGAGCCCGCGCTCTGGTACGCCAGGACCTTGTCGTTCACCTTGTCGTAGGCGAACTCGTAGCCCGAGGTCTTCTCGAAGAGCACCGAGTAGACGGTGCTCAGCCCGAACTTCTCCGAGCCCGAGGCGAGGGCGATGCCACCGCTCGCGGCCGTGCCGTACTCCATCGTGCCGCGGACCATCGTCAGCGTGCCGAAGACATCCTTGCTGTTGACCGTCACATCCCCTGCGGCCATGTCGTTCTCTCCTTTTCTTTACCCGAGCGGGATGGACCCGCCGGAGCCTTCTTGTGCCTCGATCAGAACCGGGACGATCGTCTTCACGCGCGCCCGGATCAGGTTGCGGATGTTGCGGGGGTCGCGTTCGACCCCCTGGTTCGCGGTGTTGGCCCTGAGTCGCGTCGCCGACGTCGAGACCGTGCTCCACTGCACGAGCAGCTCGCGGAGCCGCGCCTCCAGGGCCGCGCTGAGGCCCGCCAGGATCGCGTCGATCGCGGTCTTCGCCGTCGTGATCGCGAAGTTCTCGAAGCGCGAGCCCGTGCCGTAGTCGGCGTTCAGGTTCAGGACGCTATCCGCTTCGGGGACGCCGAGGATCTCGTAGACCTGGTGCGTCTCGGCGTCCGTGAGCGCCATCGGCTACTCCTTGGCGTCGCTGGCGTCGCTGGCCTCCGCCTCTCCACCGCCCTCGGTGTCATCCCCGCGCGCCGCGACGATCTCCGCCGCCTCGACCATGAGCTTCGAGGCCGTGGCCGGGCCGATGCCGTGGATCTCGGTGAGCTTCGCGGGGTCCGCCTCGGCGACCTGCTCGACCTGCGAGTAGCCGGCCTCGATCAGCGCCTTGACGTGCTTCGGTGCCCCGAGCTTCGCCATGTCGGGGTCCAGACCGGCGTCGGCCGGCGCCGGCTCCTTGCTCTCCTCCTCCGAAGCGTCCGCGCCCACCTCGGGGACGAGATCGGCCGCCTCTTCCTCGGCCGACGGGCCCACCTCCACCTGGGGCGGCGGAACCGGGGTCGCCTGCTCGGGAGCGCCTCCCTGGGCAGCCGAGGCGAGCTGACCGAGGAGTGCGTTGACACCCTCGACCGCCGTGCGCGCCTGGGCACCTGCGATCCGCTTCCGGTGCGCGTCCTGGTTCGCCTGCTCGTACTCCCGGAAGAGCTTCTTCTCTTTCTCTGTCGCGAGGCGGCAGACCTCGCCGCGCCGCGGCCCGAGCACGAGGTAGTCGGCGGCCACCTGGTCGTGGACCTCGACCATCCGGGCCTTCGCCTTCTCGCCCGGCCGCTCGATCACACCGCGGGGGCGGATCACCAGCACGACGTCCTGGCCGGCCAGCTCCCGCCACTTCCGCAGGAAGCGGAGTTGGAGGTCGCTCTCGACGCTGAGGCCCTGGCTCTGCTCGCGGACCTCCAGTTCGTGGATCTTCCTTTCCAGGTCGTGGACCCGGGTCTGACTCGACGGCATGGGGTTCTCTCCTGTTCATGGGGGTCTGGAGGCAAGCGTCACCTATGCGTGACGCGGGAAATCGAAGGGGCCCGAGGTGAGGAGGCACCTCGGGCCCTGAACGGGGCCAGAAGGCGAAGCAAGCGAGCCGCGGTGGGCTAGTGCTTCACCTCGATCCCGTGGAGAGTCCGGCCACAGACGTAGCCGTAGAGCGTGTCGATGGTCGTCATGCGCCCGAGAACCGGGTGGTCGTAGGACATGGTCATCCGGATCGTGACCCCGTCCTCCTGCATCTCGACCTGAACGACACCCAGGCCGTTCCCGTCCGTGCCCAGGTTGCGAACGGCGCCCAGCAGAGCCGCCGGACCCAGCGCCAGACCGTGGCGGTTCGTGCTCGACGTCACGTTGCACTTCTGCGCGCGGTAGACGTCGAAGCCCTTGAGCTGACCCATCAGCCGAGCCGCCGCAGCGTCACCGCTGCCGCGCTTGTCGGCCTCCGTGAAGCGGGGGATCAGCCGCAGGTTCGAGTAGCCCGTGCCCGTCACGACCAGGCTCTTCCGGTCCCTGCCGGGAACGCGCTGGTCGAAGAGCCCCGTCTCGGCTGCGTCGATCACCGCCTCGGTGAGCGCCGTATTGTAGGCGCCGACCGCCGTGCCGGTGAAGGAGGCGTAGACCGAGAGCAGGTCCTCGTCCATGTCCTCGGCGAAGTTCGCGATGGCCTGGCCCGCGGAGCAGTTCTCCAGGTTCGGGCTCGCGTAGGCCTTGTTGACGTCGGTGTGCTCCCACGTCAGCTCGCGGTGCCGGTTGAGGGCCAGCGAGGCGTTGCCCAGGTTGTTCGCCTGGCGCGTCACGGTCCCACCGTCGGCCATGAGGTTCGTGGTGAACTCGGCCGGGATCGGGATGTCCACCTGGCTCCCGAACTGACGAACCTCGTCCTCGTAGTCCATGGTCGCGATGCCCCAGGCGCACGTCTCCGCACGGAGCGGAGGGAGCGTCTTGGCTGCCACGACCGTCGCGATGGCGCTGGCGTTGTTCGCGCCAGTGATGATACCCTCGGCCATCTTTCCTTCTCCTTGTCAATCGCGCAGCCGAGGGATCATCCCGACCATCGGGATCCTCTACTACTGCGCCCCTTCGAGTTCAATCGACCCCTTGTTGGAGGCCTCCCGGATCTGCGCCGGGGTCATATTGCCGCTGACCACCTCGGCGGCCGGGATCAGGTCGCCGGTCTTCCCCTTCTCGCCCTGGGGTTTGGCCGGCCCCTGGCCCTTGACCGGAACCTGGAAGCGCTTGCCGACCGTCGTGCCGCCGAAGCTCTTCAGGCCCTCGGCGAGCGGCTTGTAGATCGGCTCGTTCGTGACGTCCTCGACGCCGACCTGCATCTCGTAGCCGTCGCCGGTCTCGCTCTTCCTCACCTTCGGGAAGAGGTGCTCGATCATCACCTCGGACATGGTCAAGTCGAACTCGACGCCCACCGCATCCTTGTCGAGCGAGGTGGTGCGGATGGCGTCGCGGAGAGCCTGCGCTGCGCGCTTCTCCTCGGCGTCGTCGGCCTTGGCCTGCGCTTCCTCGCGGGCCATCCGTTCGGTCTCCACCTGCTTCGTGAGCTTCTCCATCTGCTTGCCCTGGCGGTCCATGAAGGCCCGCAGAGCCGGCGGGAGCTTCTTCACGTCGATCTCGGCGTCGGGGTCGTCGAGGTCGGGGTCGTCACCCTTGGGGCCCTTCGCGCCCTTCTCGACGGCCTCGGTCAACCCCTGGAGGCGCTCGTCGAGCTTCTCGTCCGCCTCCTTGCGCTCCCGCTTCTGGCGCTTGTCGTAGCCGTTGAGCGCGTCGTTGACCTGACCCTTCAGGACGTCGCCGAGCGTCTGGTCCTCCTCCAGGCCCAGCGTCCCCCTCACCAGCTCCTTGATCTCTTTCTGTTGCTCCTCGTCGAAAGGCGGCATGTCGTCCTCCCCCGATTCGAGCCTTGGGCTCGGGTTCGGGCACCCTTGTAGTTGCGGAACCCCCAGGGTTGCGGTGCGGGGCCACCGTACTCGCGCACGAAGCGCGACACGCGCCGGAATGGCGCCGAAAGATCAGCGACGGACGCCGTCTCGATGGACGCGCCCGTCCTTCTTGCTCTTGATGACGACCGGGCCCACCTCGCCAGGCGCAGGGCGTTCGAGGATGGTGAACTCCTCGGGGCCCCGCGGGCCGATGGTGCGAGCCACGGCCGGCTTCTTGGGCTCGGGCTCGGTGAGACCGATGTTGAGGCCCTGGTCGATCTTCCTCAGCTCGGAGTGGCTGAAGTCGAAGCGCGCGATCTCCTCGGCCACGATCAGCTTGTTGACCTCGGCGCGGTAGTCGGGGTCGTTGAGGTAGCGCCGCGCCTGGTCGGCGTCGTCCGTGAGCGCCTTGTCGCGGATCCTCTTCCGGATGCACGCAAGCAGTTCGTCGCCCACCTCCAGGATGTCCTCTTGGGACAGACCCGCGTTCTTGAGCAGCGTGTAGATCGGGAACGGATCCCGCTGGTCCGCCGGCCGTGAGACCGGGGCAGCGCCACCGAGCAGCGTCGAGCGTGAGGGGAAACGCGCCATCACTGGTTAAGCAGCCCGCTCCGACCTTCGCGGAGCGCTGCGGTCAGGGTGCCGCCCGTGACGTCACCGTCGGAGGTCGCGCGGCATCGGATCCGCCGGCTGCCGGGCAGCGAGCCGAGGTTGATGTCGAGAGTGCCACTCCCGTTCGCGGCGAGCTGCACCGAGCCGAGCACCGAGACCTGCTGCGTCCCGCCCACGATCCCGAGGTCGCCCTCGACGATCACGTTGACCACCTTGTCCGTTTCGAGGCTCGCGAGCGTGTAGGCCAGCTCGTAGATCTCCGCCTCGGAGGGCTCGAACCAGGCGCCCGTCCAGGGCGCGGACTGCGTCACCGCCTGCGCGGTGCAGAGCGCGACGTCCTCGCTGCCAACGAAGTGGGTTCCCATCTAGTCCTCCTCGTCCCTCTTGCTCAGGGGATCCTCGGCGTCGCTGGGAGCGACGACCTGCATCTTGCGCAGCTCGTCCACGATCGCGTTCCGCGTCTTCGCGTCGACGTCCGGCAGAAGCGCCAGCGCCGTCTTGATGATGAAGGCCCTCCAGAACGTCGGGGAGTTCTTGAGGTCCGGGATGCCCTGGATCTTCAGCGCGCCGGCCGCGGCCGTGGTCGAGTCGAGCAGGTCGAAGCGATCGGCCCCGCTGGCCTCCCACGAGTAGGCCTCGTTCCGAGCCGCGCTGACCGCGTCGGCCACCTGCACCGAGAAGTCGCGGACGTACTTCGCATAGCGCTCGCAGAGGATCATCTTCGCGACGGCGTCGCGGAGCTTCGCGGCTGCCGCCTGCATCATGGCCGCCGCCTCGGGACCTTGGGCCGCCGCCATATTGTGGAGCGCCTTGTAGATCTCCCGTTCGAGCTGGTCGAGCCGTTCTTTCAGGTGTGACAGCGCTGCTCCGCCCGGCTCCAGGTAGCCGACCTCACCCTCCTCGTCCAACTCGAACCAGTATTGGGCGCCGCGCTTCTGCGCCTTCTGCTCCTCGCCGGGCTCGCTGTCCGCCAGCCGGGTCTCGCCCTTGTGGTAGGGCTGCGGATAGCAGCAGAGCGTCTCGTACCAGCTCAGGCCGTTCCTCTTGCTCAGCTCGTTCTTGCAGAGCGAGGCGATGCGGTCCATCGCCCAGAGCGAGGGGTGGACCAGCAGGCGGATCAGCGGCACCTGACCCCGGCCGTCGTTGGCCTCGGCTAGCCGGTGCTCTCGCGGCTCGTCGACCGCGGTGGCCTCGTCGTCCGGCTTCGGCTCCTTGCCGGCCTCGATCTCGATCTCCCACTGCTGGACCGTCGTCCGCGTCAGGTAGGTCCAGACGACCTTGTCCTTGGCGGCCTCCTCGTCCCGGAGCAGGTCGCCTGGCGTGATCCGATGCCGGAGCATCACCGAGGCCAGGCCCTTCTCGTCCCGGCCGACGTTGATGACGCACTCCGGAGGCACGAGCACGATCTGGGCCCGCAGCTCGCCGGCCGCCTCCTGCTCACCGCGGCTCTGCCACTCGAAACCGGGCACCGACTCCGGGAAGGCGACCATGGCCCAGGCTTCCCGCTTCTGCATGGCGGTCGTGAGGGCCTCGTAGAGAAACTCCTGGAACGTGCCCTCCCCCGTCCCGGTGGGATCGGGCCAGAGCACGTCGCCGTAGAAGCCGTCGGGCTCGGGTCGCTGCTTGCCCTCCTCCGCCTTCAGGTTCAGCTCGATCGGCGCCTGAAGCGTAGCCGCGGCGATCTCGTCGATCGCGGCGCCGGCCATGTTCTTGTAGTGGAAGTCGGCCAGGCGGACGTTGTACCAGTCCGTCGTCTCGACCGGCCGCTGCGGCAAGAAGCGCGTCTTCTGCTTCTCGATCCGGTGGCCGCCCTCGTAGAGCAGCTCGTACTCCTCCCAGGCCGACTCGTGGTAGTCGGCCCGCTTCCGGTCGAGGATCTTCACCAGCACCGCATCACCCACTGATCCTTCAGGTGCGCGATCCATCCCCAGGCGATGTCGGCCATGGCGAGCCTCAGCTCTTCGGCTGCCACCAGCAGCTTCCTCACCGTGGAGCGTCGCCGCCTCTTTCTCAACTCGGGCCGCGGCTCGTAGTTGACGAAGGCCGGGTTCCGATCCTCGGTCATCCGCATCGAGGGCCCTCCTACGCGGCGAGGCGCACGATCCGGAGGCCGGCGCGCTTCCGCCCGCCGAACCGCCAGGCGCCCTCCGTCGCATCCGGCCCGTCGTCGTGGTCAGCCGTGGGGTGGTCGACCATCTGGTTCCAGTAGACCGGAGGGAGGTCCACGTTGAACGTGAGCCAGGCGTTCACCACGGCCGGCTCCATGGAGGCGACCCGGGCGATCTTGTTCGTCGTCTGCCGGTCAAGGGATCGCAGGGGGATCTGGTAGTAGCGCCCCTCGGCCTTCCGGTCCCGCGCCTCCTTGCGGTAGGTGTCCTTCAGGAGCGCGAGCGTGTCCGTCTCCAGGACGCAGATCTCGGTCTTCCAGCGCTCCGCCAGGTCGAAGTGGACCGCGACCTGCACCGAGGGCGGCTGCCGCTCGATCCACACGTTGACGACGTGCCCGGCCAACCCCCCACCAGGTCGGTCCTCGAAGCCGATGGTCACGATCGCCGCGTAGTCGCCGAGCATCTGCCGGCGCCGCGTGAGGCGTGCCGTCGGGTCGGCCTTGGCGGGATCGTGGAACGAGACATAGCGGAGCTTGTGGAGGAAGACCTCGCGGGTGCCGCCGTCCCGCTCGTCGACGATCAGCTTGTTCCCCTTGATGCGGTGCCGGATCGCGCCGCGTGCGGGGTAGTCGTCGCTCTCCATCTCGAAGGTCGCCAGCCCCGGATCTCGGGGGACGAGCATCTTCTCCTTGGAGAACGCCGCCTCGCCGTTCGCCCAGCGCCAGAGCATGAGCTGGAAGAACGGCTCGCCATCGGACCAGAGGACATCGACGCCCTCGTCCATCCGCCTCTTGTTGGCGTGGTAGAAGCGTTTGGCGAGGTCGACCCGAGCCTGACCCGCCTCCAGGTCGAAGGGGTCGCCCTTCTCGTCGGTCTCCAGGTAGCCCGCGCTGGCCCAGATCTGCCGGCAACGCTCCCAGAGGTCCATCCGCTTCGGCCAGGAGCGGATCGCGGGGAACTTGACGAAGGCCCAGCCGGCGTTGTGCTCCAGGCTCGGCAGGAGCGCCTCGCGGTGGAGGGGCGTCCCCGTCATCTGGTAGTTCGTGCGGCCGTCCGTGGTGGCCGCGCCCTCGATGTCCTGCGTCAAGATGCGCCGGTCGCGCTCGCGCAGCTCGGGGTTCTGGACGTCCTGCGAGTCCTCCGCGTCGTCCAGGTAGACCTTCGTCGGCCTGGCGCCCGTGTCGGGATGGAGTAGGCCGCGGGTCTGGCCGCCCATCGAGCCGGCCATGATCCGGACGCCATTCGACGTCTCGATGTCGGCGGCCTGCCAGATGTCGCCCTTGAGGTCCCCGAAATACTCGCGGAAGAGCTTGTTCCGCTCGATCTGGTAGCGCACCTCGCGGAGGCGGCTCTTCGAGAGCGTGAAGCCCTCCGCGATAATGACGATGAACTCTTCCAGTTCGTAGGCGACGTCGTGACAGACGTCGATCAGGATCGCGACCGTGGTCTTCCCGTTGCCGCGGGGCACCTCGATCGCCCGGCGCCAGCCGGTCATCGGCAGCCGGTCCCGGTAGGCCACCTTCGGGACGCTCAACACGGTCCGGTGGAAGTCCGAGAAGCCGTACTCCAAGCGCTGCTTGAAGAAGAAGCGAGCGAAGAACTCGCGGTCCGTGCGGCAGCGGGCCTTGATGACCCGCTTCCGCATCTCGGGGTCAGTCGTCGCCAAGCGCTTCAAGAGCGCTCTGAAGTGTCTCCTCGTGAGGGTCTGCACCCGCTCGGCCGATGCCGGCGTCAGATCGCCAACTGCCATCCTTCAGGCCCGCGAGTAGATCGTCGACGATCTGGAGGCGCCGTAGGCCCAGGGCAGCCTGGCCGGCCGTGACCACGGGGTTCTCGATGCCGACGATCTCGCCCTTCTGGAGCTTCTGGGCGATGTCGAGAAAGAAGTCGAGCAGTAGCGTCGTCGCCTGGTGCTTCCGCGAGAGGTTCTGGACGATCGCCTTGCCGTCCCGCTCGATGAACTCGCGGGCGAGTTTCTCTCGGCGCTCGCCGCTCGCTTCGCGCTCGATTTCCGCTCGGTCGACCCAGCCCTCGGCCTTCGCTCTACGGGAGACCGTGTTCCGGTTGCAGCCGTGGATCCGGCCGATCTCGGTGAAGCTGAGACCGTTGACCTCGTAGAGCCTTCGGGCCTTCTTCCAGTCGATCGTCCCGCGCTGGGACGCTTTCTTCTTCTTCGCCACACCCGGGATCGCCCCGCGCCCGGCAGAACGAGGTGGGATCCTGAGCTGCCGGCGCGCTCAGGCCTCTACCCGGCGGGTAACGGGAGCCGGCTCCCGGAGAAAGCAGAACGCCCCGCGCTACCGAAGCAACGCGGGGCGCCTGATGGGAGGTGAGAGGTTGGGGTGTCCTTTCAGAGCTGTCAGACCACGAGGTCAGCCTCCTTGGCTTCCACTGGTGGCACTTCCGACCACGCTGAGAATCGTGAGGAACTCTGTGCAGCCGCGCAAGGGGATCGTCTGCGCTCGGCGACGCTCGGCGACGCTTAACAACGCAGAATCTTCTCCAGTGTTCCCCGTGGAACGTGCGCTCGGCAACGCTCAGCGACGCTGGAGGACGCTCGACGACGTAGCGCAAGGGGGTAGTTGCGCTCGACGACGTTCAACGACGCTAGAGCCCTTCCGTTCCGGCCTCCATGATCCGCCGGACCTCGCTCTCGCGAATCTTCCAGGCTCGGCCGATCTTGCGCGCATCGAGCACCCTGCGCTTGCACCAGTCCTGGACGGTGCGAAGCGCGACGTCGACGCCCTCGCGGTGGAGCCGCTGCTGGAAGACGTGCGGACTGATAAACCCCCCGGACATCCTTCTCCTCCTCGTGTCACGGCCCGCCCCGGGGCCCACCGCCCGGAAGCCAGCCGCAGGGCTGGGTTGCCTGCTGATAGAACTCGCGCAGCGCGTGATTCGCCTTGTCGATCATCTCGTTACGCCCCCGCGTGTGGCTGCCTGCGCCCACCGTCACCCGCCACACGAGACCATCGTTCCACAAGAGCGCCGTCGGGCCGAGGTCACCGCCGAGGATGGCGTGGTCCGCTTCGCGACCGATCCAGAGAGCCACGAAGGGCTCGCTGCACGCCACCACGAAATCATCCTCCGCGTCGGCCTTGAAGCCGCAGTGCTCGACCAGGATCGCCCAGATTCCGCGCGCGTGCTTCTCCTCGATCGGCCCGCTCACCCTGCGACCTTTCTCCACCGAAGCGTCGCGAGAGGATCCTTCTCCGCCCCGATCTCCCGCGCCGTGGTGCTCGGCAGCTCGTTCGTCGCCGCCGCGACCGTCAAGACGTCGCCGAAGGTGACGATGCTCGGCAGCGTCAACCTGGGCGAGAGGAACGCCTTCCAGGTCGCCCAGCCCGAGATCAGCTCGGGCAGCGTCCAGGGCCAGATCGGCGCGAGCCGCTGGAGGTAGACCGAGTAAAGCTCCTCTTCCCACGGCTCGATCCGCGGGGCCCCGAGGATCCCCAGCTCCAGCCGGATCCGCTCCTTGATCTGCTCCCGTTTGCGCGCGCGCCGCCAGGCCCGAAGCCTCCTACACCCGATCATCCGGCAAGTCCTCCTTGTCCATCAGGCCGATCCAGACCATCCGCCTCTGCGCCTTGTCGCGAGCTTCCTCGACGGTCCTCTGCACCTTCCGCTTGCTCCACGCCTGCCACTCGCACTGCTCTCGCGGGTAGCGCTCGCGGAGATCCCGCATCAGGGGTTCCCAGCCGTCCAGCTCGACGCGGCCCCGGAGCAGCGCGAACTCCTCCAGCTTCAGCACGACCCAGACCAGGCCGAGGTCTGCGAGTAGATCGGCCGGCGTGTCGTAGCGGACGCGGGCCGAGGGCTTCATCGTCACCCGGCCGGGCCAGAAGCCGAGCGGCGACCGCATCGTCACCCTGGCCTGGCCGTCCTGGAAGAAGCCCTTCATCACGGCCGCCACATTCCACGGCCGCTTCGCGCCGCACCTCGGGCCGGTGCAGTACCAGACGCCGTCCTGCTTCCTCCACCTCCCGACCGACTTACAGGCCGGGCACTTGTCCTCGTACTCGCGGCCGACCATCACGAACGGGTCGAAGCCCTGGAGCAGGAGGTCGTAGAGCTGGAGATAGACCCGCATCGCGTGGTCCGCGCTGTGGTAGAGGGGCATCAGGCGTAGGCCTCCTCGCGGAAGACGGAGAACTCCGGCAGCTCGCAGATCAGATGGAAGAAGCGCACGCCCCTCATGCAGGGCACATGGACCACGGTCCAGCCCGGATCGACCTGTATGTTCCCGATGATCGAGGTCCCGCAGGGGCCCAAGAAGCAGGGGTCCTTCGCGACCAGGATGCCGCGCCTCATGCTGCCCTCCTCGTCCGGTCACGTCCGAGCGCGCGGTTGTGCGCGGCGAGCGTCGCGCGCACCGCTTCGCGCCGAGTTGACCGGCTGAGGGCCGCGCGCCGCAGCAGCTCGTAGTCGAGGGAGAGCAGCTCGCAGTAGTGGGGCAAGACCGACTCGGGGCTCAGCAGGAAGTGGCGCGCGGTGGCGACGTCCTCCTCCTCGACGTCCGCCGAGTGCGAGAGGTCGGCGAGCGCCTGCTCGATCAGGGCGAAGGCGTACTCGCCGAAGAGCGTGCCGCGGCGCTGCACGCCGCCCTGGATCTCCAGCTCGTGGCTGCTGCTGCCGGCCGGCGCGGTCATCCCGCCTTCAGTCCCTCAGCCTGACGATCGACCCGCGCGACCAGAACGCGCTGGGCCTCCTCGATCAGCGCGCGGCGGCCGGCGAGGATCTGCTCCTCCTCGGCGTTGAGCCCCTTCGCGGCCGTGTTCCAGTCCCGATAGAGCTTCAGCACTTCGAGCGCCTCGCTCTTCGTCATCCGCGGCTCTTCGTGGCCGTTCTTCACGGCCATCAACTCGCCCCAGTGGACGATCGCGGTGCCGATCGCCTCCTTCTCGATCGTGCTGAACTCGACCCCGAGGATCTCCTCGATCTCCTCTACGACGTTGCCCTCGATCATCCTTCGCTCTCCTCCTCCACGATCTCGTCCACGACGAGTCGGATGAAGCCCTGCTTCTTCGGCGCCGGGAACCACTTGTAGTCGCGCTCCAGGACCTCGGGGGTGTCGTCGATCAGCACGTCGGCGCGCTGGATCCACCACCCCCCACCCGGCGCCCGCTTGTCCTTCTTGAAGTAGCTCATGGTCAGCGCGTCGATCGCCGCCTTGAACGACATCTGGAGGTTCTCGCTCTCGGGCTCCCGGACGCCGAAGGAGTGGCGCTCGCACCGGATCCGCGCGCGCCTGAGCGGCTCCTTCGGCCTCCGCTCGCTGCCGACCATGCCGACGACGACCATCCGCATCTGCTTCGCGGCCTTGCCGGCCGCCATGTGGTGCCGGCGCGTGGCGGCCGTATTCATCGACGGCAGGTAGTCGATCTTCAGGTCGAGGTGGTACAGCTTCCTCTCGCTCACAGGATCTCCGGGAAGCGCTCGCCGTTGACCCACTGCCACTTGAGCTGGGCCATCGGCTTGTTCTGGCGCACCGCGTTCCAGGCCTTGATCGTCAGCGCGCACTGCTCCTTCTGCGGCATCCTGCCGCCGCTCTTCGCCCGCCGGTTCGAGATCATCCGCTGGCGCAGCAGGTAGACCGGATCGGTCGGCCCGGCCGAGTCCTGCATCGTCAGGCCCACGAAGAAGTCGTCGGCCGCGGTGCGGTCCCGCTTGGCGAACTGGTAGTGGCACCAGCACGACATCGCGCGCGGGAGGTAGGTGTTGACCATGCCCGGCGCGCTGTCGACACTGATCCGGATGTCCGGGTGGCTCTCCAGGAACGCGATGCCCTGCATCGTCGTCAGTTTGAACGCGCCGCCCGTCGACGTCGGCATGAGGCCGGCGTCGTAGCGCGCCTCCATCCGGATCACCTTCGCCTTCGTGTGGTGGTTCGTCTCGCCCAGCATGTAGAGGTAATCGGCGAGGGAGCGCACGCGCACCCGGTCGACGGCGTGGATCACGCTCGCGTCGAAGCCCTTGATGACCAGGAACTTCTGCGGCTGGCCCGAGCGGATCACACCCAGGATCGGGTGCTGGCCGTCGAACATCTTGTCTTCGCGGTCGAAGAGGAGCGGCTGCGCGATGCACCACTCCCCGACCTCGGGGCTCATGCTGTTCGCGAGATCCGCGACGTGGCCCTGCGAGACCGGGCGCTGCTTGTGCGCCTTCTTCAGGATGTCCTGGGCGAGCTGCGGATTGATCTCGATGACCCTGGCATCGAGGTAGTCGGAACCTCTGACGTTTCCCATGGCAAGCCCCCTCCTCTGGGCTCGTTGTTAGCGGCGGAGCCGCGGCAGCGGCAGGATGCGCCGCTGCGTGCCCACGGTGCCGTTGATCGGTCTCGTCCAGAGGTAGAGCCCCGGCTGGTAGGACGGCTTGAAGGGCGAGGCCCACCACACCTGGATCTCGGCTCCGAAGACTCTCTCCATCTGCATCGAGGCGCTCATGCTGCCCCCTCCGCCACGCGAGCCTCGTGCTCGCGCTGCTTCTCGTTGCACGCGACCGACCCGCAGCTCTGCGCCGGGATGTGAACCGGCAGGTCCGCCGGGCGCTGGAACGTCTCGGGGCACCACCGGCACTTGATCCCCGGCTTGAAGCCCCAGCGACGGACCAGCTCCTCGCGAGGGATGTCTCGACGGACAGGAGGAGGTCCCCCTGCCCGCCGAGTTCTCGCCCCCCGCGCACTCACCCGGCGAACTCCAGGTCCACAACGGCGGATTCAATCGTTCCGGCCGTGACCCGCAGGTTGCTCTGGCCGACCGCGACGAGCGTCCCCTTCGGCAGCATGATCTTCTTCTGCGTGCCGACGATCGTGACCTCGACGCCATCCTCCAGCTCGACGGCCACGGCCTGCTGCTGGGCAGGCGCGACGGGGTCGACCAGGATCAACCTATGCGCGATCTCGGGCACCGAGCTACTCCGCCGCCGCGCCCTCTGCCGGACGACGGACCTCGTCTCCCTTGAGCGTCCCCATCCCGACGAGGAACTTCGCGCCGGTCACGTCGCGCAGGAGGTGGTCGAGGAAGGTCTTGATCCCCCGCTTCGCGGCGCGCATCACGAGGTCCAGGCCGGGGTCGGTCAGCCTGAAGAAGAACTCGCCACCTTTCTCTTCCACCTCGATCAGGATGTCGAGTTGGTACTCCTGGAGCGGCGCCTCGTCGTCGTCGCCCAGCACTTCCAGGTCCTCGACGCCATCGAAGATCGGCGTCATCGCCTGGATCTCCGGCGGGAGACTGCCCTCGATCTCGGTGCTCGCGCTCCTGCCCGAGAACTGCGTGTAGCCGGTCGGAGCGATGTGAACGGAGACCTCGCCGCCCGAGACCGCCTTCATCTGGCTCAGGTTCAGGAGCAGGTCCTCGGCGGCCGTGCCGAGCGTGCCGCGGTTCGCGCGCACGAGCTGGTGGAAGTCGCGCTGCGAGAGCTTGCGATTGAGCGCTCCGCCCCAGGCCGCGAAGCTCGGATGGAAGAGCAGCTCGCACGTCACCCGGTCCGGGTTGAGCCGCTGGCCGTCGAGCACCGCGATCACCTCGTCCTCCGAGACCGAGATCTCGGTCTTCGCTGCGTCCGCGTGCCGGAGCACCCACTCGGCGAAGCTCCGAGGTCGGTAAACTCGTGGACGCGCCGGGCCTGCTTGGGCCCTTCGACCTCGACGACCTTGTGGTCGTCGCGGATGACGAGATACTCGGCGCCCTTCTGCGGCTTTGCCCCACCGAGCGGGGTGGGGCTCTGGAGCCGCGCCAGTAGTCCGTCGATCAGTTCTGCGATCATCACGTTCTCCTCTTGGGGTTGTGGCCTCTCGGCCGTGTCTCACCGCCCGGTCTGCTAGCCGGTCGGCTTCGGCAACGGTGAGACGCTGCCGAGTGTCTGCTGCCTCGGCTCCGGCCTCACCTTCAGTTCGCCGTCGCGCAGGTATCCCTTCCCCTGCGACGTGTAGGGCTTCGGGAGCTTGACGTGGTCGGCCCGGCACTCCAGGATGTAGGTCCGATCCGCGGGGTTGAGAACGATCTTCACCTCCATCGGGATCGTGACCTCGATCATCCCGCCCTTGGCACGGAGCTGGCTGTGGTTCGCTAGCGCTTCGAGCGCCTCGGTGTGGCGCTGCTGGAACTGCGCCTCCAGGTCGCCATCGTTGAGCGTCATCAGGGTCAGCGGTTGTAGGCCCTCGTCGACTGACATGGTCTTTCTCCTTTGGTTATGAGCCGCCCGTGGCGGCCCCGGGAAACAGATCGCGGACGACGCTGGCAACCGGCGCCATGTCATCCTTCGGGCCCGAGCGGTTGCCCTTCATCTGGGGCAGCTCGGAATTGAAGGGGCCCGGGGCGGCCTGGTAACGGCCGCGGGAGCGGGGGCTCGTGCTCTGCTTGCCTTCCCACCACTCCTCGAGGAGCGCCTTCCGGATGAAGGCGACCCAGCAGGCGCGAGCTCTCTTGGCCGGATGCTCGTCGTACCACTCGCGCGCGCGGATGGCGTAGCGCCTGGCCTTCTCCAGGGGGACGCGCCTCTGCTCGCACCACCGCTTGAGGGCTGCGGCCTCCGTCTCGCTGAGCTTCTCGGGGAACGGCCGGCCCTTGCTGCCGTGAGCTTCTCCGCACTGCCTACACGGCTTCCGGCCAGAGGTCGAAGACCCAGAAGCACGGGCAGGCCGCGCAGCGGCCTCTCCCTTCTTCTCCTCGACTCCTCGACTCCTCGACTCCTCGGGCGGGGGCCCGGGGGTTCCCGTGGACTCCCGCGGATCCCCGTGGACTTCCGGGGAAGCCCCGGGAGCCTTGGGGTCGGGCGGGCTCGGAGGGGCCGGGAACTTCGAGTGGCCGCCGCGCTTGGACTTGCCCCGGTGGTCCTCCCAGCGCGTGAAGAAGAGGTACTGCGTCCGGCCGATCGTGTAGAGGCCGATCGGGCTCACGTCGGGCTCGATGCCGTTGTGACGTTCCGGATCGTCAGCGTGCGCCAACTCGTCGAGCCAGGCCGTGACCTCCTCGACGGAGATCTGCTCGACGAGCAGCGGGAACACCGTCCCGCGGAGCACGGCCGGCTCGGCTTCCATCCGGCCGTAGTCGTCGCACTCGTTCAGCAACGCCCGGAAGAGAAGATTCGCTCCCAGACTGACCCTAGAGAGGCTCTTGCTCCGGTTGATGGAGCTGCGGATTACGCGTGAAGGCACCTCACCCCCTTAACGGTGCGTTCTTGCATGAAAAACCGGATCCCCCCCTGGTCCGTCAGCGACCCGCCCATACAAAAAAGACTGGACAGCAGCCCCTCCGAGACCGCATCTTTTCCGTCCCCCCCCGATCTCCGGAAGGAGAACCCCATGGAAGACCTGTTCGCCCTGGCGCTGCTGCTGTACTTCGTGCCGGTCTTCGTGGCCGTGAAGCGAGGCCACCCCCAGACGATGCCGATCGTCCTGCTCACCTTGTTCTTGGGCTGGACCGTGCTCGGCTGGTTGGCCGCGCTGATCTGGTCCACGACCGCGATCACACCGCCTCCCGCAGCCGACCCTCGCGCTCCAGGCGCTCGATCGTAAGCTGCTCAGCCAGTTCAAAGAACTGACGCAGCGCGCGGCGGTGCTTTGGCTTGAGGTGGAGCTTCCATGGGAGCACTGCGCCCCGGGTGCCAATCGCGAGACGGATCGACGTAAAGAGCGTCGGCGCCCCGGCCTCCGCTCGCGAGACGTCGGGCTGCCCGAGATCGGAGCGCCGAGCTAGCTCGCTCACGGTCAGGCACTCCTGCTCCCGGTAGGCCGCAAGGGTCGTCATCGCGCGGGGATGATATGCGATTTTGCATGTCGCGCAAGTATGCTTCTCTGGCTGGAAAACCGTGGGGGTTTGCTCCCACCGAGGGAACCTCTATTCTCCTGGGGCCGGTGAGGTGAGGATGGCCCGGGAGAAGAGCCCCCGATCGAAGCCAAGCGCGCTTTCGACCGCGGAGCGGATCGCGATCTGGATGCGGTCGCTCCCAACGCTGGCTCCAGACGACCAGGGCTACGTCATGCAGATACAGCGGGCGACCGGGCTATCCCAGCCAGAGTGCAGCCGGATCAAGGCCGGCCAGGACGCCACCTGGACCTTGAAGCGGTTCGACCAGGTCGCGGAGCATCGAGGCACCACCGTCCCCCAGCTCTTGCTGGAGGTCTTCGCCGTCTCAGATCGCCAGGCCGAGCCGAAGCGGACAGGCTGGAAGATCCCCGATGAAACCACGCAGGAGTACGCCCGCTTCATCCGGATGATGGAGTTCGACGACCCAGCTCGGGTGAAGATGACCATGCTCCAGTTCGAGGCGGCCTTCGAGTCGGGATTGGCCTGCCTGCTGAGCGACATCGCGGACGCGGTGCTCTCGCTGGGCCCGTCCCCCGCCTTTCTCTCGATCGCAAAGCTGATCGAGGAGTTCGAGAAGAACGAGCCCCCCCTGGACAAGAGTCGAAGAGAGAAGCAACGTAAGCGCTACACCGAGAAGCTCGCCGAGATCGCCCTCTAATTCACCCACTGGGGGGGGGAAATGGCAAGCCGGAGAGTCGTGAGGGTATCGGAGACCCTCACCGCTCGATCACGAGCGGCGATGGCAAAGTCCGCGGCCAAATCCCCCGAGATGGCTGCCCGCCTCTGTTTCAGTGCCGTGCAGATCATCGACCGTGACCTCGAAGAGCTTGCCATCGACGTGATGCGAGCCTTAGTCGAACTCCCGGCCGAACTGGCCGCCAGGAGGATCGCCATCGTGGTCGGGGACGACCTGCCCCCGTGCCCGAAGGAGGTGCGCGAGGCCTGCGCCCAGGCCTACCGGGAGCACTTCGACCATGCTCATGCTCCTCCGCCGCCCTCGCCGCCCTCGGCGCGCTCGAAGGTGAGCCCTGCCCACCCCTCCTGCGCCCCGAAAACTGACTAGCTCGGCCTGACCCGCGGATCCCCGCGGAGACCCAGCGCTTTTCCTCCCCCTTGCGTTCCATGCAAAATCACATATACTGGGTCCATGCGTTACTGGATCCGACCCGGAGGGTCACCCGATGCGATGTGACCAGCACGGAGAGCGCCTCTACGAACCCGTTGTCGGCGAGCCCTACTGCCTGGGCCACGTCGTCGACCACATCGTCCTCACGCTAGGTCTGGACGAGGAGGTGGCCGAGAAGTTCCGCGCCTGGGCCTTCGATGGCGCCGAGCACGACGACCAGCACGACGCCCTGGAGCGCCATGAGCGCGCAGTCCAGCTCTACCGGAGACCCGCCTCCGCGCTCACCGAGTTCTGGCAGCAGCACCCCGCGAAGATGAAGAGCGCGGTCGTCCAGAAGACGCAGGACCTCGTGATCCTGCTCGATGGCGCGACCCGCCTCGCCCGGAGCGCGCTCGACCGTGACAGCTTCAAGGTCGCCCTCTCCCGCACGCGCGAGTTGCTCACGGTCCTGGAGGCGGCGTGATGAAGCAGCGGCAGAAGCCGAAGCGCCAGCCCCAGGTCGTGGTCGTGCAGAACTCCATGCTCGCGCTGATCGACAGCGCCGTGCGGAACATGAAGCGCGAGACGCACGCGTGGGGGTCGAAGAAGTTCGAGGGCGCCCGCGTGATTCACGACAGCGGCACCTACGTCTCCACCGACAAGCGCGCCATCGACCGGCGCGAGCGTCGGCGTGCAACAGCGCGGCGTCGCTTCTTGGCCGGGAAGTCCCCCCAGCACCCCGGCGAGAAGCGGCGCCGCTATCGCATCCGCAAGCGACGACGTAATCGTCGGCTCGCGCGCGACCAGAGGAGGGCTGCTTGATCTCACCCAAGCTTTACCAGTTCTTCCGCTTCGCATCGGCCGCCCTCGTCGGGATGAACGTCCCGCTCCTGATCCTGGTCCCGATCACCTCCGGGATGGTCAGTCTGGCCGTCGCCAGCGTGCTCCTTACGGCCTGGGTGTGGTTCTGGCTGCGCCCGAGCTTTCTGCTCCGTCTTGACTTCACCCCCAACTAAGGAGAAAAGCATGGCATCCGTCAACAAGGTGATCCTGATCGGCAACCTCGGGCGCGACCCCGAACTGCGTTACACGCAGGGCGGAAAGGGCGTCTGTAACTTCACCGTCGCCACGAACGAGCGCTGGAAGGACGGCAACGGCCAGCCCCAGGAGCGCGTCGAGTGGCATCGCATCGTCGCCTGGGGCAAGACGGCCGAGAACTGCGCCCAGTACCTCGCCAAAGGCAAGAGCGTCTTCATCGAGGGCCGGCTCCAGACGCGCGAGTGGGAAGACCGCGACCAGAACAAGCGGCAGACCACCGAGATCGTCGCGAACCAGGTCGTCTTCCTGAGCCCCAAGAACGGCGGCAGCAGCCCGGGGAACCCCGGCAGCCAGAGCCGCCGGCAGCAGAACGCGCCGCCCGCCGCGGACGGCGACGACATCCCCTTCTAGGAGGTCCTCCAGATGCAGCTCGAAGCCATCTCCTGGTCTCGCATCGACTCGGTGTCGAAGTGCGGCCACCAGTACCACCTGCACTACAACGAGAAGATCGACATCCCGCCCGGCTTCGCCCAGACGCGCGGCAAGGTGATCCACCAGCCGATCGAGGCGAACATGAAACACAAGCTGGAGACGGGCGAGCTTCTGCCCGTCGAGCAGGTCGTCCAGATCGCCTCGGACGCGGTCGACGCCGCGTGCAAGGGCCCGCTGATGCTCGATGGCGAGTACGCCAAGCTGAGCCTGGCGGACGCCAAGGGCAGGGTGAAGGACGAGGTCGTCGGCCTCTCGAAGCTCCACGCCACGCAGCTCGCGCCCGAGATCGTGCCCACGGCCGTCGAGGTCCGCGTCGAACTGAAGCCGTCGGAGGCGCTGCCGTGCAAGCTCGTCGGCGTGATCGACCTCGTCGCGGCGGAGGGCATCCGCGACGCCAAGACGAAGACGCAGGCGCCGCCGCAAAACATGGCGCACGAGTCCGGGCAGCTCTCCTGCTACGACCTGCTCCACCGCGCACACTACGGCGTGGCGCCGCCGAGGCTCGGCTTCGACGTGATGTGGCGCACCCCGAAGAGGGGCGACTGCAAGAAGGACACGCTCTGGACCACGCGCGAGGTGAAGGACCTGGAGGTCTTCATCGCGCGCGCGAACGCAGCCCGCAGAGCGATCGAGGCCGAGATCTTCCTGCCGGCCCCCGAGGACCACTGGGTCTGCTCCACGAAGTTCTGCGGCTACACGGGCATCTGCCCCTACTTCGCCGGGCGTCCGCGCCCGACCTCCTAGAAGGAGACCCCTATGGCATCCGCAACAGACCTACACCCCGAGGAAATGAGCCCCGGCGAGTCGCTCGTCGCGGCCGGCGCGACCGTGATGCGCGTTGAGCACGAGTCCATGCTCGCCTTCTCGATCCAGCGTCCGCGCGACCACGAGAAGATCCTGGCGGCGACCATGGCCGAGCTAGACATGGTCCCGCGCCTCGCGGAGCGCTGCTACTACGTCATCCCCTACCGGGACGAGGGCGACTCGGTCAACGTCACCGGCCCCTCGATCCAGCTCGCTCGGATCCTGATGCGGAACTGGGGCAACGCGGCTAGCCGCGCCTACATCGTGAGCGAGAACGAGGACCGGGTCCACCTGGGCGGCGTCTTCACCGACCTCCAGACGAACGTCCGGTTCGAGCGCCCCTTCGTGCTCTCCAAGTACCAGAAGCGTAAGGGGCGGATCGTCCTGCTGGAGGGCCAGTGGCTCATGCAGGCGATCCAGGCCTCCGCGTCGAAGGCGGAGCGCAACGCGATCACCGCGGGCCTGCCCGACTGGTTCGTGCAGTCGGCCTTCGAGCGGGTGCGGATGATCGCGGCCGACTCCACGAAGCAGAACCTCTCGAAGATCGTCGAGGGCTTCATGCGTCGCGGTGTCACGCGCGAGCGCCTGGAGAAGCACCTCGGAAAGCCGCTGGAGAAGCTCGACAACGAAGAACTGGCCGACCTGCGGGGGACCTACAACGCGCTGCGCGACAAGGAGCAGGGCCCCGAGTCGATCGGCGCCGACCCGGGCGAGGAGCAGGTCTCCAGCACGGTCGCCGAGGTCCTGGGGTCAGGCACCGAGGTCACCGGGGGCACCGAGTCCGCGGCAGCCAAGGCCCAGGCTGCGAGCAACAACAAAGGTTCTGTGCCCAACGAAGGGGAGGCTGGAAGGGCGTCGAGCCCTCCGGAGCCGGATCCCGGCGCCCGTGGATCCGAAGTCGAGGCCGACCCGGCTGGGGGTAGCTCCCGCCAGCCGGACCAGCCCCCCACTTCTTCCCCCGCCGAACCGGAGCAGTCGAGCTTCGAGGGGTGCTTCTGATGTCGAAGCTGACACTGACGAACTGGTTCGTTCACGAGCACCTGGAGCTACCGCTGAACCACGCGCTCTCGATGGTGGTGGGCGATCACGAGACCGGCAAGAGCGCGATCCGCGACGCCATCTGCTTCGCCTGGACGGGGACGCTCCTCTCCCGCTTCGGGGTCCGCCACAAGAACGAGATCGGCGAGATCGCGATCCGGGGCGAGGAGAAGAAGGCCACGGTCCAGTACAGCCACGGAAGCGGTCAGGACCATATCCAGATCGTGCGGACCGTGCTGCGCTCCGGCAAGCAGTCGCTCGTGGTGCAACACGACGGCGGCGCGGAGGAAGGGCTGAAGGACGCCCAGGCCTTGATCTACGGCTGCTTCGGGATGGACGAGGCGCAGATGCTCGCGGTCCTGAACTCCTTCCGCTTCCTGGAGCTGAGCCCCGAGGACGCGAAGGCGGTGCTCTTCCGGATCCTCGGCCGCTCGATGACGACCCAGAAGATCCGCGAGGCGATGGCCGAGCGGGCCCTCTCCGAGAAGCACTTCGAACTAGAGGCGATCCCCCAGGTCGCCGCGGAGCAGGGCTTCCGGGCGGCCGAGAAGATCGCCGTCGAGCAGCGGCAGAAGGCCGGCCGGCACCTCGAAGGAGGGAGGCCCAAGCCGCAGCAGATCGTGACGATCGGCGAGCGCGAGATCGACCTGGAGAAGATCAGCGAGGCCACGGTCGAGGAGCAAATCAGGAACCTCCGCGTCGGCCGCGACAACGCGATCCGCGGCGGTGCAGAGGCCCTCGGTGGAGCCCGGAGGATGCTCGCCGAACTGAAGCCCCAGGTCGAAGAGCTGGAGACGAAGATCACCACCTACGACCAGGACGCGCACGACGACCCGGCGCCGCTGATCGAGCAGAAGACCGGGCTCGAAGTGCAGGTCGCAGAGAAGGAGGAGGTGATCGAACACCTCTCGGAGCAGATCGCAGCAGAGGAGGCCGTGGCGAACACGGCCACGAGCCTCAAGAAGCCGGAGACCTGCGAGGCCTTCGGCGTTCCCTGCCTGGCGACCCAGGCCGCGATCAAGAAGGCGCTGGCACCGATCCGCCAGAGGGCAGCCGAGGCGAAGCAGACCATCGACTTGATGGTGCCCGAGCGCGCGCGGCTCACGACCGAGGTGGACGTCGCGCGGTCGACGATCGAGCGCCTGGAGAGCACTGTCGCGGATCTTGTCGAGGGGCGGAACGGAGCAGAGAGAGATCGGGCAACGCTCCGCGAACTCCTCGGCAAGGTCCGTAACTGCGAGAAGGTGATCGAGGAGAACGAGGGCGCCGAGGAGGTGAGCGTCCCCGAGCTGGATCAGCGGATCGAGTTGAACCGGCAGCTCCTCCAGGCCGTGCGTGACTACAGCAGCGCGAAAGAGTCCTGGGAGGCGGAGCAGGAGCAGGTCGCGGTCCACCGCGAGGATCACGAAGCCTGGGACAAGATCGCCCAGGCGCTCAAGCCGAGCGGGATCGAGGCCGGCCTGCTGGCGGTGCTGCTGCCCGAGTTCGCCGACCTTGTCAACCACGTCACGACCCTCACGGGCATCGGGACGGTGAGCTTCACGAGCGACCTCGACCTGCTGATCGAGCGGCCGTCGGGGAAGACGATGCGCGTGCCGCAGCTCTCCCGCTCGGCGCTGCTGCGCCTGGGCATCGGGATCCAGCACGCCATCGCCACGCTCTGCCGCTTCCCGATGCTGATCGTCGACGAGCTGGACGTTTTCAACCCGAAGGTCCAGAGCGAGGTGATGCCGGCGCTGCTCCAGCGCGCCGAGAGCTACCCGGGCGGCATCCTGGGCCTGGCAACGCTGCGGACGGACGCGCCGAAGAAGCCGCCGATCGACAACGTCGCCGTGTGGTGGCTCAAGGACGGAGTGCTCCAGGGGGTGAAGGATGCGGCCTGAGTTCGAGAAGATCATCGAGCGGTTCCTGAACGAGATGGGCGGCGTGGACTGCTCGGTGTCGGAGTACCAGGAGGCTCTCGACTACGCGCAGGACATGGTCGGAGCATCGCTCCAGGCATCGAAGGAGATGGACGGGGAGGGCTAGATGGAGCCGAGCCAGAGGAGTCTATTCAACCCGGGGGAGGGCGCACGCCTGCGCGACATCGCGATCGAGCGGGTCGCGCAGGGCGCCGACGCCCTCTGGAAGCGGATGGCGATCGTGGCCGTCCACGAGGTCGCCGTCGAGAAAGCCGCGTTCACAACCGACGAGGTCGAGGCGAAGCTCGCCGAGATGACGACGCGCCAACCGAAAGACAAGCGGGCGCTGGGCGCGATCATGCGCGCCGCGGCGACGATCGGCCTGATCCTGGCGACGGAGCGGGTGAAGCCGAGCAAGATCCCGCAGAACGATCGGCGGCCGAAGCGGGTGTGGCTCTCGCTGGTCACGTCGCCGCATCGAGCAGCCACCGCGGCTGCGGGAGGGTGAGATGGCAGACGTCCAGACGATCGAGCAGCGGATCCAGGAGAAGGCCGAGCAGGCACAGAAGGCCGCCGAGAAGCACGCGGCGGAGGTGATCCATGCGGCGGTGAGCCGCGTCTTCGCGATGCCGTTCGGCTACTACACCGCGCCCGAACTGGTGCGCGTCTTCGTGAAGCAGATCTTCACGGTGCCGAACGAGACGGAGGACCTGGCGACGAAGGAAGCCTTCTACGTCGCGCGCCACGAGTCCATCGAGAAGCGCTGCAACACGGAGCGCGAGGCGCTGCTGGAGACGGTCGAGAAGATCGAAGAGTTCCTGCTCAAACACGAGGAGGGGTAGATGCTCCTCTGGCAGGTCGAGCACGTCGAGCCGATCCTGGACGGGAGCAAGACGCAGACCCGCCGCCTCTGGTCCCGCTGGCGCGTGAAGGAAGGCTCACTCCACCTCTGCTACACGCGGCCGGCCTGGTGCAACCCGCCCGGCGAGCCCTTCGGCCAGATCGCGATCCTGCGCCGCTGGCGCGAGCCCTTGGGCGAGATCTCGCCGGCCGACGCCCTGGCCGAGGGCTACCCGAGCCCCGAGGCGTACCTGGAAGCCTTCCGTCGGATCAACCGACTCGACAACGGCCCGGTGCAGTACCTCCACGTCCGAGTCCACTGCGTCGAGTTCGAGTGCGTCGCAGATCTGAGGAGGGCAGCGTGAGCTGGAGCTGCAACGCCCACGACACGATCGGGGCGAATGTGCCCGTCGGCTTCGCGGACCGATGCCCCTATTGCTGGATCCAGGAGCTACAAGTGAAGCTCAAGACGGCCGAGCAGATGGACGGAATCGCCAAGGCGTTCCACGACGAGGCCGTTGCTGAGCGGGATCTCGCGCAGCTCCATCGACACCGGGCGGTCACGGAGGCCCTGGAGCTGGGCCGGAAGGCCAGCCGGGTCGAGGTGCTCGAAGCCAAGCTCGATCAGTTCGTCTGCTCCAACTGCGGGAAGACGCACCACATCGCCCCGGCGTCCGCCGCCTGCACTGTCACGGTGGTCGACATCGCGAACGCGAACCTCGAAGCGCTCCAGAAGCGGATCGGGGAACTGGAGAAGCAGGTCGAGGGTCTGGAGAACCAGCTCCTCGAAGCGGGGGAGAGAGAGGGCTGCGACTGCCCGAGTTGCAGCGGAGAGAACTGATGCCCACGAAGATCGGCTGGACCGGCGAGACTTGGAACCCGATCATCGGCTGCCGCGCGACCTCGCCCGGGTGTAAGAATTGCTACGCCGCGCGCCAGGCGTACCGGATCCCGCTGCTGATGCGCGGGCGCAACCCGAACGCGACCTCGGTCTACGACGGCCTCGCGAAGATGACGAAGGGCAGGGTCCGCTGGACCGGGCAGTTCCGCTACATCCCCGAGCGGCTCGTGGAGACGCTCCGCTGGCAGGTCGGGAAGCGGATCTTCCTGGGCTCGATGACGGACGTCTGCCACCCGCTGGTGCCGCACCACTGGCGCCTGCCGATCTGGGCGGTGATGGCTCTCACGCCGCGCCACACCTACCAGGTCCTCACGAAGCATCCGGAGGACATGGTCCGCTTCTACGAGTGGCTCACGAAAGGCCGCCAGAGCGACTGCCTGAACCGGATCATCAACGAGGCCGCCCGGATCCACGACACCTGGCCGGGGCGCCGGCCGGCGTGGCTGACCCAGGCGGTCGAGGACATCGACACCTGGCCGCTGCCGAACGTCGAGATCGGTGTCACGGCCGAGGACCAGAACACCTACGACTACCGGGCCCGGCACCTGATCCAGGTCCCCGCGGCCGTCCGCTTCTTCAGCCTGGAGCCGCTGCTCGGTCCGATCAACCTGCGGCTCTTCGACGCCTTGACCGACTTCGACTGCTACTCGCTCCACGAGCGGATCCACGGCGTCATCGTCGGCGGTGAAACGGGAGCCGGCGCGCGACCGTGCGAGGTCTCCTGGGTCCGCCACATCGTCGGGCAGTGCGACGAGGCAGAGCTGAACGCCTACGTCAAGCAGCTCGGCCGCGTGGTGATCGACCGCAACGACGCCGGCTTCATGGGCGAAAGCGAGACCGACTGGCCTGACGACACGCGGCACCACGACTGGACGCCCTTCCGGGCCCACTACCAGGGCGCTCCGGTTCGGATCGTCCTGCACAACAAAGCGGGAGCAGACCCCGAGGAGTGGCCGCGGGACCTGCGCCGCCAGGACGTGCCAGCAAGGAGGGCAGCATGACCGAAGGGAAGCAGGCCGAAGGCTTCAAGCTGATGCACTACGTCTCGAAGGACGGCGAAGAGCACGAGATCCTCTGGAACTCGCGCGACGGGATCACGCCCTTCGTGATCTCCAGCCGGGGCGGCGTGGAGATGTCGCACGTCGACTGGCCGCACGACGTCTACGCGCCCTTCTTCGTCCCGCCGGTCGGGATGCGGATCTTCGTCGACCTGACGCTGGAGAAGGCGATGGAGTACCGGACGGAGTATGTCGCCAAATGGTGGAACCGGGACACCGGGGTCGGCACACTGGCGGATCACGTCCGCGGCTGGGACGGCGCCGACCAGGTCGAGAGACCGAGGCCGAGCTGAAGGAGCTGGCCGTGCTCCAGCTCGCGAAGAGCGACGTCGAGCAGTTCGCACCGCACACGCCCGACGTGGTCGTGGTGACGGAGGAGATCCAGGAGCAGTTCGCGATCCGCGCCCGCGAGGCCGGCAAGACCGGCATCCCCCAGGATCCCCGAGGCGTCTACATGCGGGGCGTCCACGGGGAAGAGTTGGCGGACGTCCGATGAAGCCGGTCGACCAGACGCGCTTCGGTTACGGCGAGGGGAACTGCCTGATGGCGGCGGTGTGCTCCATCCTGGAGATCCCGCTCGAAGAGCCTGAGAACTTCCGGGACATCCTCCGCGAGAAGGACGAGCGCACGGAGGAGCAGATCCAGGCCGGCATCGACCCGCACTGGTGGAGGGTGCTCTGGCAGTTCTGCGCCGAGCGCGGCTGGCTCTGCTACTACCTGAGCCTCCCGGATGATCGCGAGGACGAGGTGGCGCCGCGGGGCTACGCGGTCCAGTGTGGCACAGGGCCCCGCGGCGTTCTCCCCGACGGCAGGGCCGGGGGACGCTGCGTCGTCGCCCTCGACGGCATGATGGTCCACGACCCGCACCCCTCGCGGGATGGCCTAGTCCGCGTCGATTCCTACCTCATTCTCGTCCCGGTCAAGTTCCTCGACATGGAGCCGAGGACGAAGGGCCCGGAGCCGCGCACCGACCGGCCGTGGGACGAAGAGGAGGCCGCGGCCTGATGTGGATCTTCGCACGAGAGGGCTTCCTCTCAATCGTGCAGCACCGGGACCACGAGGAGCTGCTCGTGGTGCGCGGCCGGTTCCGCGGCGGCATCGAGGCGCTCTTCCCAGACGCCGAGGTCGAGGAGACTCCGAAGGCCGACTACCGCTATCGCACGATCGTCCAGAAGGGCGCAGCGGCGCGAAGGATCGCCGAGGCGGTGCTCGGCATCGACTACGAGAACTTCAAGGGCTCCCTGGACGACCTCGCGCGCCACGACACCTACACGGACGTCTGGGCCGTGATGCTGCGCGCCCAGGAGCAGGATGTCCTGGTCAACTGCCTCGACGGCTCTGAGCAGTACGACCTGGGCTTCTGGCCGGACGACCAGAAGCTCTTCGTCAACGGCCCCGACGCGGGGCCCTTCTACATCCCGGGGGAGGATGACGGTGGACCACACGACAGGGATCGGCCGGATCGCGATGGAGCGGCAGCGTCAGATCGACGAGGAGGGCTGGACCGCTGACCACGACGACGAGCATGACGTCGGAGATCTGGCGGCCGTCGGCGCCCTCTACGCGATCGAGTCAACGGGCCTCCTGGGTGAGCAGGCCGGCCACGCCGTCTTCGACTGGCTCTGGCCGAGACACTGGGACGAGCACTGGTGGAAGCCGGGCGATCACGAAGAGGAGGAACGCCCGATCAACAACCAGGAGGGTTTGCGCTGCTTGGAGAAAGCCGGCGCGCTGATCGCGGCCGAGATCGACCGGCGCCTGCGGGAGATGAAGCGATCGTGACCACGGCTCCGCAGGACCTCCACCACTTCACGCTGAAGGACGGGAACTTCCGCGGCCGGCGGATCACGAGCGTTCCGCTGAGCCACTTGAAATGGATGGTCTCGAACGGCCACGAGCACGCCGAGCACGCCCTGGCCGAGATGCAGCGCAGAGGCACACCCACGCCGGAACTCGACGTCACCGGCCACGCGATCGACCGCGTCTCCCTTCAGTGCCTCAAGATCTGGCGCCAGGATCGGCAAAAGGACGAGGGGCTCCACACCTGGCTCGCCCGCGTCGCGACCGAAGCGCTCCAGCTCAAAGCGCCGGCCGCGGCCCCCGAGCGGCGGAAGCACAAGGGCCTCAAGTTCATCTTCAAGTTCGAGGGAGGCTGGCCGGTCCTGCTGACCGTCGCGAAGCTGACGAAGCCCTCCAAGGCACCGCCGGGGAGGGCTCCTTGAGCGCGCCCCCCGTCCATGCAATTTCGCAACACGCGATGCGCCGGTCGTGGTATCTGAGGGAGGTGGCGAGGGGCTTCGGCAGCGTCGAGCTGGAGAAGGGTCGCGGGGGCAAGGTCTACCCCCTGATCTACTGCCGGATCGGGGGCACGCGCTACCGGCTGCGGGGCTACCAGACGAAGAGCGGCAAGCGGGTCCTCTTCCGCGACGAGGCCCAGGCGCGCGAGGCCCTGGAGGAGATCAGGGCCGACATCCGGAACGGCCTGAGCGAGCTACAGGCCATCGCCGACTTCCTGCCGACGGGCGCCCCGGAGATGCTCCTCCGGCGCCACTACAGACGATTCTGCGCGGCCAAGGCCCGCCAGGGCCGCGACGACCGCCGCCGCCAGCTCTCCGAGAAGCGGATCGACGAGCTGCGCGGCCACGAGCGCCGCGGCCACCTCGACCCCCTGCTCGACCTGCCGATTCAGGCGATCAACTACGGCGTGCTGGAGGACTGGCGCGACTGGCTCTTCGACGAGAAGCAGCTCTCCCCGGGCTCGGTCCACCACCTGGTGGCCGACGTCGGGACCTGCCTGCGCTGGCTTCGAAAGCGCGGCGACCTCGAAGTGGTGGCCGAGCTGCCCGAGGTCCAGATCCCCGAGCACGCGCCCAGAATCCCCACCCCCGAGGCGCAGGATCGCCTCCTGGCGGCGATCCCCTGGGAGAAGAGGGGAGCGTTCCTGGCGCGCGGCTACATGGGCCTCCGGCCCAGCGAGGCGATCCGGGCGAACGTCCGGGACTACGACTTCGAGCGTGACGTCCTCACGGTCCACGGGAAAGGCGGCCGGGTCCGGTATCTGCCGGCGGACGGCGAGGTCGCGCGGTGGATCCACGACCAGGTGGAGCGACCGGCCCGCCTTCGGGACGCTGCGGCGCCGGCCCGGCCCCTTTTCCCGAACCCCGACGCCCAGAACGCGGACAAGCGGTGGACGCCGGCCGCGGCCCGCCGGGTGGTGCGCGCGGCGATGGCGGCCACCGGCCTCTGGTTCAAGCCGAACGAGGCCCTCCGCCACTGCTTCGCGACCAGCGCCGCCGGCCGGGGTGTCGACATCGAGAAGGTCGGGTTCTACCTGGGCCACGCTGACCACTCGAAGACGACGAAGCGCTACGTCAAGCTCGCGGGTGAGGCCCTGGTGGACGTGCCCCGCCCGCGCCCGGTGGAGGACTGAGGCATGGCAGGAGTAGATAGCCCGGAGCCGGTCAAGATCCCTGGGGTCTCGATCCGGGTTATGAATAACTGCTGCTCGTGTGGCGGCGATGGCCTGATCTTCTCGGAGGAGCGCTTGCCGGATGGCATCAAGGTCACCGTCCACTGGTGCCGTGAGTGCGCGCGGATTGTGATGCACCCACCGCCGCCGACGGAGTCCTTTACTCGGCTTCCGCCGAAGACGACGGGGCAATGTCCGACCTGCGGGCGCCCGGAACCTCCGGCCTGCTGCCCGAGATGCGCGAGCTGGAACGTCGCCCTCGACGCGCGCACGCTTGCGCAGAAGGCCGCCGTCGTGATCGCGTGCGTGGACTGCGGACACCGCTTCCGGCCGCCGAGGGAGGACTGAGATGCCGGCGAAGCAGAAGACGCCCCCGGTGGTCCTGGAGCACTGCTCCGCGTGCTCGACGCCCAGGAACCGCGTCTACCATGAGCGGGGGAAACACACACGCTCGACGAAGCCGAAGCCGCGGCCGGGGACCGAAGCCGAAAACCCTCACCTTCCCCCGTTCGTCCTGCAAACCAAAGGGCAGGAGAGAGGCGATTGAGCGGCTTCATCTACGCGATCCAGGCCGGGGGTGATGGGCCCGTAAAGATCGGCTTCAGCACGAACCCGAGGGAAAGGCTCGCCGGGCTCCGCGGCGAGTGCCCGCTGCGGCTGCGGTTGCTCACTTTCTGTCCAGGGACGAGGGGCGACGAAGCGCGGATCCACAACCACCTCCGGCGAGCGGGTCATCACCTACGGGGTGAGTGGTTCTTGCCGACGGAAGGCATCGCCTGGTTCGTCGAGAGGATGGGCTGGCGCCCCGGCGCCCCGGGGCCCCGGGGCCCCGACCCGAGGAAGGGCTTCTGTCCTGCACCTGTCCTGCGACGCTTTATCTGTGTATTCAGATGCAGGACAACCTGCTGTTTTCAAGGAGGTTTTAGGGTGGTTTTGGAGGCGGCGCCCGGATTCGAAGCGGGCGCACACCTAACAAGATCAAGCACTTACGCCCCGGAGTTGCAGGCCCGAACGTCCTGCAAGCGCGCCCCCTATAAGAGTGGGAGTTTCTAGTGGGCGAGACCACGAAACCGCCCTGGGATCTCCCGCCCGGCCTGGACCTCGACGCAGCCGTCGGCCGGGCCCTGGGGCTGGAGCCCCGGATCGAGTGGGGCGCATCCCGCGACGGCGGCGAGTCCTTCATCCTGACGACCGCGAGCTGGGGGGCGGTGCGCTCGAAGGCCGATCTGGAGACGTGGGTGGAGGAGCAGAACCGAGACCACCCGGAGAGCATCACGGCCGGCTGCGAGATCCTGAAGATCGAGTGCTGGTCGGCCTTCTCCACCGAGGACGACGCGGCGATGTGGGCCGCGAAGCGCCTGGTCGAGCGCGGCCTGCGGCCGAGCGTCTTCCACGACACGACCTGGGGCTGCGCGATCCGACGCCTGGGCAGCGACGGGGTCACCTGCGAGATGTGCCAGATCGACGAGGACCCGGACTCGCCCGCGCTCGCCATCAGCCGGGCGATCATGCGCGCGGCCGACCTCTGGCCCGAGTTGGTGCGCGGGGAGGGAGAGGCATGAGGCCCGAAGACCGGATGGCGATGGCCGTGGTGATCGAGCTGCTGGGAGAGGCCCCCAGCCTGGGGGGCGCGCCGGCCACCTGTGAGAAGATCCGCCAGGCCGTCGCAAGCGAGGGCCGGACGATGCGCCAGGTCGTCGCCAAGGAGGCCCGCGAGCAGGCGCTCGACCAGGCCCGCGAGCTGGTCGCCCTGGAGCTGGGCGGCCTGGGCCAGCAGGTCCCCCCGCACACCCAGGAGGACGTCGAGCGGGTCATCACCGCGCTCGGCGACATGGCGGTCGGGCGGTGACCTGGCGCGATCACATTCGCGTCCCGTGCGCCTTCTGCGGCGTGAACCTGCTGGAGGAGGGCGTCGTCGAGGAGCAGGTCGAGGAGATCTACTTCGGTGAGCTGCTGGAGCTGGACATCGAAGTCTGCCAGGCGGCGAAGCGTGGCGTGATCCTCAGCGGCCACCCCCTGACCCCCGCCGAGGAGGATCGGGTCCGGGCGCTCGCCAGGCAGATCGGAGAGCACGCCCTCGCGCCCATCGGCGTCGACTGGTGCTCCCGCTGCTGCTGGGAGCGCTCGGCCGGCGGCGTGATCCCTCACGGCGCGATCCCGCTCGAACCGTGAAGAGAAGACTCCACGGCCAGCCGCCCGAGCGCTGCGTCGATTGCGGTGCCGAGCTTTCCCGCGGCGTGCTCGTGATCCAGATCGGCGAAATC